GTTTGTCCGGCTAGATCCAGTATCCCATGCGCATCGAGGGCGGGTACACCTATTACGAGGTGGATTTCGGCAGCGTGCTGTCCTATTCGCCTTCTGCCAAGTGGGACCTGTCTGATACCGGCCTGGAGCAGGTATTAATGGACCTTGTGCAGATGTCCACCAACATCAATCAGCAGAGCGGCTACGGCTCAAAGCTCAGGATCTACTGTGGCGCCACCGCCTTTACCACGCTTGCGGGCAAGGTTCTGGCAATCGCCTCGGAGACCGGCCGGTTTGCCGCCCAGGTAACCGAAAACGCGGTGCAGGTGGCGGGCTTTCGCCTGGAGCTGTTAAACACCAGCTACCGGGACCACAAGGCCGGCACCACCAACAAGTCCATTGCGGACAAGGATATCGCAATGGTGGGCACGGACGCGCCTTTCCGGTTTTATTACCTGTCGTTAGACGATCTGGACGCGGACCTGCAGGGCATGCCGTTTTATGTCAAGCCTGTCAAGCAGGACGATCCCAGCGGGTACAAGCTCATCGGAAAAAGCAAGCCGCTGCCGGTGCCCGTGCCAAAGGCGATCTGCAAGGCAACCGTTATTTCGTAATAACAAGGTGCAAGGTGCAAGGTGAAAGGCGCAAGGTAATAAGGTTTGAATCCTTTTTAACCTTGCGCCTTGAGCCTTATACCTTGAGCCTTTTTTAAGGATTGATCATGAGCATTACAGTCACGGATTTAAAAAGCGAGCTATCCGAGCGCAACTACCGGATGCTGACCCAGGAAGACGACTCCATTGCAGAGCGCGCCCTGACAAAGGCAAAGGGCTGGGTGCTGTCGCGCTTCCGTGCTTATGGCGAAGATCCCAGCTGGGAGGACGATATCGTGCGCGAGGCCACGTTAAAGCGGGCCTTATACGAGCTGTACGCTTACGCGGAAAATGAGAAAGTGGCGGCGGACAAGCGTCAGGACGCAATCGACCTCCTCGGTGGAATCCTCGGCAGAAACGCAGACGATGCAGACGGCGGCAAGGTTGCCACCGGCTCCGTAAAAAGCGGGGAAAAGCCCGAGCTTTTTGACAACTGGGACAATCTGCCAGGCAAATACTGGTATTAAATCATGGCGCAAAGCAGAATAACAGGGCTGGAGCGGTTTAACCGCTGGCTAAAAAGGCTGGAGCAAAAGGCCCGCAGCCCCAAAGATCTCATGGACCGGGTGGCCCAGTACGGAGAATCCTCCACGGTGCGCCGGATCCGCGACGGGGTCGGCCCGGAAAACGCGCCCCTGACCCGTAAATACAAGAAGTCCGGCAACACCCTGCGTGATACCGGCGCGCTGATGAATTCGATCACTGCCGAGTCTTCTGCCACGTATGCGGCCTGGGGCTCGAGCCTGCCGTATGCCAGAATCCAGCAGGAAGGCGGCACAATCGAGCCGAAAAAGGCAAAAAAGCTTGCAATCCCCGCGGGCTGGCAGGCCCGGCGGCTGATGCGCAAATACGGCGAGAGCCCGGCAAAATGCATCCAGGGGATGAAGGCGGCCGGATACAGGGTCTGGTTCCTGGAAAACGCGATCATGGCAGACGAAGGCAAGGGGCAGTTTGTTTTGTTTATCAGAAAGGACTCGGTCGAGATACCGGCCCGGCAGTATTTGAAAATCGATGACGCAGACGAGCGCGAAATCGAGCGCATTGTAAACCACTGGCTCGGAGAGGACGTGTCAATTACCCCGCCCTAAAGGACGGGGCTTGTAACTGCACTCCGCCTCAGTTGCTCAGAAGAGCCTTTGGCATCAACATGCGCTACGATACGGTTATTGACTGAACCGCTATCTGGGGAGCATATAGCATCCAGATAATTTTGCCGGATATTTCGAGAGGCATTAAGGTCCGCATCAAGAGAGAACTCACAATGTTTACACTTGAAAACAGATTGAGACTGGCGATTGGAACGGGAGATATGCCCACAGACAGAACATTTCTGGGAGGTGAAGCGAGCGTCAACATGTTCAACGCTAATTCCCCTTGCGTTTGCCTTGTAGGTAAGGAATTGTTCAAACTGAAAGAAATTCCATTTATGCAAGTCTTTTCGTTGCTTTTTGCGAAGCCTTGCGGTTTGCCTAATGCCGGTCAGTTTTTCAAGAGCAATCACGTCTCCACTATCAAGCGATTCTACGATTCGCTTTACAATCACATGGCTGACATCAGCTCTAAAACGGTTCTCCTTCTTGGAAATCTTTTGAAGGTGTCTTTTAGCCGATTTGCTCCCACGGGATTGCAAGGCATTTCTGATTTTCTCATAACGCTTGGAAACTTTTTTAACCTGTCCACCACCAAAGAACTGGTTCTCGGAGGTAACAGCAATTTTCTTAATACCTCTGTCGATGCCTACAACTTTACCGGTGGGTTCAGGATCAGAAACATCTTTACTGAAAACTATATTGATAAAAACTTTGTTCTTTCTGATAAACAAGTCAGCGGAACATCGTTTCCATCCAATGTATTGCTTAAAATATTCTGGAACGGAAACAGGAACTTTAATTCTACCTCCGATGGTAAGCAAAGAAAGCTCGTTCCGGTCGAACCAAACATTGTAACTTCTGGCATCATACCGGACAGAGGATTGTTTGGATTGTGGACAAGTCGCTTTTTGCTTTTTCTTGATTCTTGCCTTGACTGTCTTAATAGCTTCAGTCGCTTTCATGCGAGCGGATACGGCAAGTTGAGAAGGAAGGTATTGTCTGGTATCGGAGTAGGTTTTGTTGTGCAAAGATACTCCATTAGAATCGCTGTCATTCCACCCTTTTTGGCACACAAAGTTAAACGCTTTTGTATATGCCTCAACGGTTGGCTTGATGGTCTCTATAGGAATATCAAGTTTAAGTTTTACGGTGCGTGTCAGCTTCATATTCATATAATAACCACATTAAATGTAAATGTCAACCCTTTAAACAAAGAAAGGACATTTCTCCTCCCCGCCTTGAAAGACGGGGTTTCCGAAATGTAATATTTCCGATGACAGAAGATACAAGGCCGCACAGAGGCCACGGAATAGCCGGATTAATCGAGGGGGTAAAGTCGGCCCTGTCAAAAGGCGCCGGCCTGGATGCATACATGGAGCCCACGCCCCAGCGGGCAAGCAAAACCTCGGTGCTGATCATGCCAAGAACGCTTTCTTTTAGAAGCGAGGGCGAGGCAAAAGACGGCAGGCACGTGACCCATACGGCCATGCTGGCAATGGACCTGGTTTTAAACGGCGAGGGATCGGGCCCGGAGTTTCTGGCAGAGGCCCTGGAGGCAAGCTTTAACCTGGGGTTGTTTCTGGATTCTCCGCTGACAATCGAGTACGGGCAGGGCATGTATGCCTCGCTTGCAGCGGAGCGCTCCCGCCAGGGCAGGTTTTTCGAATCCGAGGAAGCCGGCTCCATGTTTCACGTATATGAGGAGCAGTGGTCCGCAACGCTTTATTTTCCGGTGCTGGCCGAAAAACAGGACATGATCCGAAAGGTCAGCGTGGATGAAACCCGCACCATAAACATGAGTTAGGAGGACGCATCATGGCTGAACAAGACAAAGACATTACCGGCCAGGGGCAGGATGCCGGCGGCGGCAGTGCGGCCGGCGAAAAAACCGGCCAGGGCAAGGCCGCATCCGCGGCTGCAGAAACAGGCAAATCCAGAACGTCAAAGAGCAAAAAGCCCAAAGTCATTTCCCGGGCCAGGTACGTGGGCAACTCCCCGGTCAAGGCCAAGCAGGGGGACCGGGCGATCATGCTCTGGCCCAACCAGGTTTACAAAGACCTGGAGGAGACAGAAGACGTGGCGTTTCTGATCAAGAAACGCATGCTTAAGAAAATCAAGTAAGGAGGTAAATCATGCCTTTTACACACGGAGTATACACCCAGGAGCTGCCAACGCCAGTTTACGCGGTGCGCGAGGTGGACTCTGCGCTGCCCTTTGTGGTGGGCACGGCTCCTGTGCACAACCTGGCGGCTGACAAAACCGCGCCTGTCAACCAGGCCAAGCTGCTGTTTAACTACGAGCAGTACGTGGAGGCCTTCGGCGCTGTGGGCGACAATGAAAACGAGGCGGATTTCACGCTCTCGGAATTCGCCCGGATCTTTTTCACCCTGTATAACATGGGGCCGGTGGTTTTTGTAAACGTGCTGGACCCGGCAAGCCACACTACCAGCATAATGGACGAGTCCCACACGTTTGAAAATGACGAAATCCAGCTTTCCGGCGGCGAGGTCCGGGGCTCAGTAGTAATTACAAACACCGACGGAACCACCACCTATGAGGAAGGCACGGACTATGAGATCGACTATCAGACAGACGTGATCACCCGGCTGGACAGCGGCGCCATTGCAGCCGGAGAGCAGGTCAATTTGAGTTACGACAAGATCGACCCTTCCGCAGTGCTGCCCGAAGATATCGTGGGCGGTGTTGACGGCACCACCGGCGAGCGTACGGGCCTGGAGCTGATCGAGACCGTGTTTCCCGAGTTCGGCAAGATCGTGGGTCTGGTGCTGGCTCCGGGGTATTCTTTTGAATCCACGGTGGCCACGGCCATGATCGCAAAGGCCGAGCTGATCAACCAGCATTTCCGGGCGATGGCATATATCGATATTGACCCCACGAACACCACGTCAAGCGATGCGGTGAGTTTCAAGCAGGATTACTCCTCTCCCAACGCGGTGTTTTTCTGGCCGAAGGGTATGGCCTCTGACACAAAAGAGGAGTGGCTGTCGTCCCATGCCGCAGGGCTTACCGCAAAGGTGGATTTCAACAACTCGGGCGTGCCGTTTGAGTCACCCTCGAACAAAACCTTGAAACTTGTGGGCCCGAAGGTGGTGCTGCCTCTGCAGGAGTGCAACTATCTAAACGAGCAGGGAATTGCCACCATGCAGCGGATGATGACCGGCTGGAAGCTGTGGGGTAACCGCACCAGCGCGTTTCCCGGAAACACAGATATCAAGGATTCCTTTATCCCGTGCCGGCGCATGGCCAACTTCATTGAAAACAACCTGATCGTAAATACCTGGCAGAAGGTTGACAACCCCATGAACGTGCGGCTGATCGAGTCGGTGACAGATACCACCAACATCTGGCTAAACGGTTACGTGGGCCGGGACATGCTGCTGGGCGCGCGCGTGGGATTTCTTGAGCAGGAAAACCCGGAGACAGATCTTTCAAACGGCATCATCCGGATACACATCTGGTACCTGGCCCCGCCGCCTGCAGAGACCATAGAGTTCGTGCTTGAGGTGGACACCGGGTACTTTTCCAATCTTTTTGAATAAGGAGGTATAACATGCCGAGCGTACCCAATATTTTAAAGGATGCAAACGTCTACGTGGAAGGCGCGGACTGGCTGGGCAAAGCCAACGTGGAGCTGCCTGATATCTCCCAGATGGTCCAGGAGCACCAGTCCATGTCTGTTGCCGGCACCATAGAGCTTCCCAACGTGGGCCACGTGCAGAACATGGAGGGCAACCTGCAGTTTGCCTCCTATGACGCGGCCGCCATGAAGGTGCTCTATGATCCGTCCGTGGCCCATTCCGTGGACGTGCGGGCCTCTGTGCAGCGCTACAACACCGGAAACGGGCAGATGGAGGAGATTCCCATCAAGGTGGTGATGAAGGCATTTATGAAGACCCGCTCATATCCCACCTGGGAGGAGTCGGCAAATGAGGGCCCGCAGTTTACGTTCAATGCGGTCTACTACAAGGAGACCATCGATGGCGAAGAGGTCCTGGAAGTGGATCCGTTCAACAAGATCTACCGGGTCAACGGAGACGACAAGCTGGCAACCGAGCGGACCAACCTGGGAATGTAGGCAGGTGCAAGCTGAAAGCTGAAAGCTGCAAGCTAAATAATGAATAAATCCTTTTTTAGCTTTTAGCTTGGGCCTTGCAACTTGAAGCTCAATTAAAGGAGAAATCACAGATGGCGGAAAAAAAGTCGGAAGAAAAGGCTGAACAAAAGAAACCGGGCCGCAAGGTCCGGCAGGAGACCACCCTGGCTTCTGGGAAGAAGGTCCGGGTGTTTGCCGGCAAGGCGGCCGACCTGGTGCGCGCCCAGTCTATGGTGTCCAATCCGGTGGAAATGCAGCTGGGCCTGGCAGCGATCCTGGTTGAAATCGACGGCCAGCAAATGCCCGTTGAAGACTGGCGGGAGATGGATCTGGAGGAGTACATGGAAATCCTCCCTTTGCTCATGCCCGGCTCTGCAGTGACCCAGCAGAGCTTGTTGTCTCCCTCGCCAGAGAGCTCGGGTGGAGCCACGCAGAGCTAATGGAAATGGAGATCGAAGAGGTCTATTTCTGGGCGGAGAAGCTTTCCGCCCGGTTAAAAAAGGAAGAGGCCGCAGCCAGGCGGCAGAATAACAAAAGGTGAAAGGTCCAAGCTGAAAGCTGCAAGCTAAATAATGAATAAATCCTTTTTTAGCTTTTAGCTTGGGCCTTGCAACTTGAAGCTTGAGGCTTTTTATGGACGCGGTATTCCGGGCGGGGCTGACGCTCTCGCTGATCGACAAGATGACCCGGCCGCTTTCCCGGGCGCAGGAAGAGATTTCGCAGACCCAGGCCAAAGCGGCCGAGCTTTCCGAGCGGTTAAACCGCATCGGCGACGGCATGCAGCGCTACGGCCAGGGCATGGCCATTGCCGGCGGCGTGATGACCGGCGCGTTTGCCGCGCCCATCAAGTTCGCCGCGGACTTTGAGTCCTCGATGGCAGATGTCAACAAGGTGGCGGATTTTTCCAAGAAACAGTACCAGGATTTTTCCTCCACCCTGCTTGACATGTCCGAACGTATTCCGATGGCCGCCGGCGAGCTGTCCCAGCTTGCCGCTGCAGGCGCGCAGATGGGTATACCTAAAAAAGAACTTGCCGAATATACGGAAATGGTATCCAAGCTGGGCGTTGCCTTTGACATGCCTGCGGGCCAGATCGGGGATGCGATGGGCAAGCTCTCCAACGTGTTTGATCTTCCGATGGAAAAGACCGGCCTTCTCGGAGATGCTATAAATTATCTGTCCAACAACATGGCTGCGGCCGCACCGGATATTGTCAACGCGCTGGCCAGGGTAGGCGGTACTGCCGCAAACATCGGCCTTGCGGCTGAACAAACAGCGGCGTTATCTTCAGCGCTGATCGCCCAGGGGGAGGCCCCCGAGCGGGCCGGCACTGCGCTGAATATAATGATGGTGCGACTCTCCCAGATCAATACCCAGTCCAAGAGTGCACAGGAGGCGTTTTCCGAGCTGGGGTTTAACGCAACAGACTTTGCAGCGCGCATGAGAAAAGATCCCCTGCCTGCAATCATGGACTTTTTGGAGCGGGCCAGGGAGACCGGCAAGGCGGGCGAGTATATGAGCCGCGTGCTCGGTGAAGAAGCTGGCGCGCGTATTGTAAAGCTGGCAAATAATTATGAGGGCCTGGAAAAATCCTTGGGTATGGTGGCAGATGAATCCTTGTACGCCGGCAGCGCACAGAAGGAATTCCAGGAGCGCGTTTCTACTTTTAACTCCCAGATGCAGCTTTTGTGGAATACAGCAAAGCGCCTGGGGATAACTTTGGGCACCATGTTTCTGCCGGCTTTAACGGGAATTGCCAAGACCATTCAATCGATCATATCGCCGATGGCCAAATTCGCGGAGCAGCACAAGATCCTGGCCGGTGCGATTTTCGGCACCATAGGGGTGCTGGGTATATTCACCCTTGTCGGCGGCGGCGTGCTCATGATGCTGGGTTTCATGGCAAACGGTCTTTCCGCAATACTGGCCCTGCAGGGCAAGGGGGTGTTTTCCGCTATGCTCTCGCCGCTTGCCGGGGTAAGAACAAGGCTTGCTGCGGCCGCTTCCGCAACATGGACCTGGGTGAAAGCCCAGGGCAGCGTTTCTACCGCGTCTTCTATATGGCGTACAAATATCAGCACTCTTATCGCTTCGATGGGCAGATGGATCGCAGCTCAAACCGGGGCGGTAACCGCTTCGAGCATTTGGACCACGAGCCTGCGCACCCTGGCTGTGACAGCAGCAACGCGGGTATGGTCCGGAATTGTTAAGGCTACGAAGGCAGTCTGGGCTTTTAACTCTGCGCTGTTGACAAATCCTGTCACATTGCTTGTTGCAATAATGGTTGGCGCAGCAATGATGATTTATAAGTACTGGGATTATGTAAGGGCTTTTTTCAGCGGGTTTTTCAAGGGTCTGGCCGAGGGGCTTGCACCGCTGATGCCGCTGTTTAAGGGGCTGTGGTCCGTGGTTAAGCTGGTGCTCTCCCCTGTTGCCGACCTGTTTTCCTGGCTGGGCAAGCTGCTTGCTCCGGCCGAGGCTACGCAAAAGGAGCTTTCCGGGGTTGTCGCTGTGGGCCGGGCGGTTGGCAAGGTATTCTCCTTGCTGTTTGCCCCGATTACTGGCCTTGTATGGGTTTTTCGCATGCTGCGGGATGTTGATTTAGGCATAGCTTTTGATTTCTGGCGAAAAGCCGGAGAGGCGTTCTGGGGATGGATCAAGGGCTTTGTGTCCGGCGTGGTCGAAAAACTGACCAGCATCCCTAACATGGTGACTGGCGCATTTACTTCGTTTAGTCCTGTGGCCCTGATTGCCAAAGGTCTTAACCGGCTCTCTGAGTGGCTATTTAACTTCAGCCTGTTTGAAGCCGGGCAAAAGATTATGAACAGCCTGTGGGAGGGCATAAAGGCGCTGGCCTCCAAGCCGGTGGAAATCGTTAAAAATGTGGCCCAAAAGATCCGGGATTTTCTGCCGTTTTCCCCGGCAAAGATGGGGCCGCTGGCAGATATCCACAAGACCGGGGGCGCTCTCATGAACACGATGGCTGCCGGGATCCGGCCGGACCCGGTAAGCCGGCGCATGAAAGCCGCCCTGGATTCGGCGAAAAAGGCAGTACCTGCGGCGGCAATGTCTGCGTCCCTGGCCCTGACCCCTGCGATTGCCGGCGGCATGCCCCAGCTTTCGGACATGACTGCCCGGGCTCAGTACATGACGGAGGCTCCGGCTCCTCCGCAGATTCCGGATTTATCCGCAACCGCCCGGTGGCGGCCCGAGCTTGCAGGTATGCCTCAGCTTTCGGACATGACTGCAAAAGTTCAGACAGTGTCAGATATTGCCACGCCCAGGGATTACCCGGAGATCACCCGGCCGGACCAGCGGGCAGCCGGCATGCAGGGCGCGGTGCAAATACACATCGGAAATATCGACAACAGCCGGGGCGATATATACGTGGGCGCGGGCGGCGGCGCGGACGAAATCGAGCGCATATTGGATGAAGACAACCGGGAGCTGGAGGACCGGGTTTACGAGGCCGTTGTGCGGGCCCTGGAGCGAAGACGGAGGACGGATTTTGGCGGGTAAGATTGTCGCGCGCGAAGGTGAACACTGGGACGAAATCGCAAAGCGGGCCCTGGGGGCGGAGCGCTACATGACCGAAATGCTGTGGGCCAATCCGGACTACATGCATTACGCGCAGCTGCCCGGCGGGGTTGAAATGACCGTGCCCGAGGTGGCAGCAGACAATGCGCCCGCAAGTCTTCCGCCCTGGAAGCGGATGACAGAAGACAGATGACAGAGGACGGAAGACTGAAGACCGAGGGCGGAAGACGGATAGGGAATATGTCATGAAGCAGCGCAGGGTGTCACCGGTAATTGTTTATGAGAACGCCGATATTTCCAGGTTTGTTGACCCGTACTTGCTGCGGCTGACCTATACCGATTACGCCGAGGGCCAGGCAGATGATCTGGAAATTGCCCTGGCAGACAGAGACAGGCTGTGGCAGTCCGACTGGTACCCGGTCAAGGGCGATAAAGTTGAGGCGGATCTTGAATGCAAATACTGGGGCGGGCTGCGTGAGGATATCCGGTTTCGCCTGGGCGTGTTTGAGGTGGATGAAATCAGCTTTACCGGCCCGCCGAGTAAGGTGCGGATCATGGCCCATTCCGCAAAGGTTACAGGCGCCATGCGCGAAAAAAAGACCCGGGCCTGGGAAAACATGGATCTGGCCACAATCGTTTCCCAGATCGCATCAGAGCACGGACTGGAGACCATGCTGCAGGTGGATGATCCGCCCGGGTATGCCAGAAAGGACCAGACCGAGCAAAGCGACCTGGAGTTTATTCAGCGGCTGTGCAAGGCGCACAACCTGTATGCCAAGCTTGCTGAAAACAAGATCATCGTAAGCGATCAGGAAAAACTCGAAGACGTGGTAGCGGGCGCAATAGACGCCGCTGAGGTTACCCGGTACAGCTTCAGGGACAAGACCCATAAAATCTACAAGGCCTGCAGGGTGACCTACTGGGACCCTTCTGAAAAACAGGAGCACACCCACACGGAAACCGACCCGCAGGCGCCTGCCACCGGGGACACCCTGGTGATAAACGAGCGGGTGGAAGATCTTTCCAAGGCCATAGAGCGTGCGCAAAAAGAGCTTGAGCGGGCAAACAAGTGGGAGCTTACAGGCAGCATCACCCTGCCGGGCCGGCCGGATATCGCAGCGGGCGTGTCTGTCAACCTTGCGGGCTTTGGCGCGGTGTCCGGCAAACATTTTGTGGAGCAGACCACGCACACATATAACAGGCAGCAGGGATATACCACCAGATTGAGCCTCAGAAGGGGCAAAAAGAATTAGACGGCCCGTTGGTCGGGTTATGTATTTTAAAACGTTTATAAACGTTTTTAAACGCACTCACGGGGAAATAAAATGAGCCTGACAGAACAGCTTGAAGCAGATGTAAGAAATCTATATGAAATCGTGTTCCGGCTTTTGCGGGTGGGGGTGGTGGATTCCACCAACCCGGCAAAGGCGACCGTGCGGGTGCGGTTTGCCGATCAGGCAAGCGTGATCACCTGGAACTGCCAGGTGTTGTATCCAAAAACAAATCAGGATAAGGCCTACTGGATGCCGGATATCGGCGACCACGTGATGGTGCTGAGCCTGCCCTACGGGCCGAGCCAGGGGTTTGTTGTGGGTGCGATCTACAGCAGCGCCGACAAGACCCCTGTTTCCAGCCAGGACAAGCGGCATGTTTTATTCAAGGACGGCACATACCTGGAATATGACAGAAAGACCCATAACCTGTCCGGCCATATAAAAGGCAAGGTGGACGGGCTGACAGTGGATGAGAACGCAAAAATCGACGTGGGCGGGGACGTCGCCGAAACCGTGGGCGGAAGCGTGAACGCGGAAATCGGCAAAGACCTTGCCGCCCAGGTGGGGCAAAACGCAGATGTAACTGCCGGTTCGCAGATCACATTAAACGCCCCGCTGATAAAGATGCTGGGCAACCTTTGGCATGTTTTATTCAAGGACGGCACATACCTGGAATATGACAGAAAGACCCATAACCTGTCCGGCCATATAAAAGGCAAGGTGGACGGGCTGACAGTGGATGAGAACGCAAAAATCGACGTGGGCGG